TTGTATCCTTTACAGTGTTTAAATTTTCCTTCACAAGTATATTTGATATTGGAAGGATTTGTTCCTACAAATTTAGAAGCATCACTAATAGATTGAAACTCTCTTAAAAAGTTTCCCTCAATATCATTAGGTTTTTACACTTTCGTCAAATTTTACAACTTTCGCAATCTTCCTCTTCAGCACCAGAAAGTTCTTGGAGGAGTGATTGGAGATTAGGTTTCTCCTCAACTACTTCATCAGTTTTAATATCATAAGTGTTTTGATAATATGCTGTTTTCCAACCCATTTTGTAGCACATCAAAAGGTCTTGTGCCATTACCGAAGTAGGAACTTCATTATCTGGGTAATTTTCTGGATTATAGGACCAGTTTCCAGAAATTGCTTGATCGAAGAACTTCTGCATAACTGCAACAATATTAATATACCCAGTATTCCCAGGCATATCCCACAGCAGCGTATAATTGTTTTTAAGAGTGTGATACTGGGGAACAATTTGTTTGAGTGGACCCTTCTTCGACTTCTTAACGGACAAGTATCCTCTAGGTGGTTCGATTCCATTTGTCTCATTTGACACAACGGAACTGCTCTCCGAAGGCATCTGTGCGGAGAGTGTTGAGTGCCTGAGGCCGTGTTCCAGGATAGATTCTCTAAGTGATTGCCAATCATGCTCTAATGGAATAGATGAAATTTCATCAACTTCTTTCTTGTATGTATCAATAGGAAGAATTCCATCAGAATACTTTGTACGACCAAAATATTCACAATGCCCCTTCTCTTTAGCAAGTTGGTTTGATGTTTTTAAAAGATAAAACTGAAATGCCTCTGTTAAACTATGCACAGCATCCCATGCTTCTTGAGAAGCATAATTAAATCCAAGTTTAGCAAGATAATGGGCAAGACCAATAAAACCAATTCCAAGTGCTCTACGATTTTTAGTAAAATTTTCTGCTGCTTTTACCGGATAATTTTGATAATCAATTAGCTCCTCTAATCCACGAACAGAAAGATCACAAAGTTCTTCAAGTTCTTCGTCAGATTTTACTTTACCAACATTAATTGCTGAAAGAATACAAGTTGCAATTTCTGCATAATTATCATCATCAATGTGTTGAAGTGGGGAAACCGGTAAAGTTATTTCCTGACAAAGGTTTGACATTACAACTTGATCTTTAAAAGAAGAATGAGAGTTGCAGTGGTCGATATTCATGATATAGATACGACCTGTCTCAGCACGTTCTTTGAGAAGGTTAAGAATAAGTTCTTGCGCTTTAAGAGTTTTTTTCGGAATGGTCGAATCTTTTTCATATGAAATGTAGAGGTCATCAAAACTAGGGAGTCCGAAAGAATCATAAAGTCCAGGTACATCATGTGGGGAGAAAAGCGTGATTTCACCGTCTTGAATAAATCTTTCATAGAACAACTTACTGATTTGAATTGAGTAATCTAATTTACGAACACGATTATCTTCGGTTCCTTTATTATTTTTTAAAACAATAATGTCTTCTATTTCTTTGTGCCAGATGGGGAAGTGGACAGTTGCGCTTCCACCTCTGATGCCATTTTGAGTGCAGCATCGGACAGTTGCCTCAAACTTTTTGAGAAATGGGACAACCCCTGTGTGCTGTACTTCTCCGCCTCTGATTTTAGAGTTGATGCTCCTGATGCGACCTGCGTTGATGCCGATGCCAGCCCTTTGTGCGACATATTTGCCAATAGCCATATCGCTGCTAAAGATACTATCGAGGGTATCATCAACATCAACGAGAACACAAGATGCAAATTGACGAAGTGGGGTTCGCACTCCTGCCATGATGGGAGTTGGAATGTTGATTTTGTGCTTTGAGATTGCGTCATAGTACCTCCGAACATATGACATTCTGGTTTCTTTGGGGTACTCTGCAAAGATAGTCAGAGCAATCATCATATACATGAACTGTGGAGTTTCATATACACCTCCAGTACTGCGGTCCTGAACCAAATACTTATCAACTACCTGACGAAGACCAGCATACGTGAATAGATAATCACGATCATGATCAATAAAAGAATTTGCTTTATCAATTTCTTCTTGAGAATATTTGGTATAGATATTGTGATCATAAACTTCTGCAGAAACACATTCAACAATGTGTTTCTCAAGGGTAGGAAGTTCTTTCATTCTACCATACAATTGTTTACGAACAGCAAATAAAAGAAGACGAGCTGCAACAAATTGGTAATTTGGATGGTCCAAATCAATTAGGTCAGAGGCAGAACGAATTAAAATTTCTTGAATTTCTTTAGTAGAAATTCCATCATAAAATTGAATTCCTGATGTCATTTCAACTTGACTTGCAGAGACTCCTGCAAGACCTTTACATGCCTCTTCAACCATAATATGCATCTTATCAAGGTCAAGAGATTCAATTGATCCATTTCTCTTAACTACTTTTGTTCCGTTACTCATATTTTCTTCCAAGTGGTAAATTTAAGTTTTGCAGATAATCCAGAATAGGTATTAGATTCTACTATAGATTGAACATCAAGTCCAGCTAAAACCATATCATTTATATCTTTTTGAGATATACTTAATGGCCAAATAACTATTTTTTCATTTTTTTCAATTACCCTAAGCATTCGATTGTGAATCTCTTTATTTCGTGGTTCGTTATCATAAATCCAAACAAGATCATTGATACCAATTTTTTCAAGATCACCATCAGCACCACAAAGGGCAATGCAATTTGATAGAAACGTAGAATCAAATGGACCTTCAGTAACATAAACTCTTTTAGTTTTGTCAACATCATCAAATCCATAAATTTTTGGAGACTTATCAAAAAGCATTACGGTTATGTATTTATTTGGAGAAGAACTAAGTGCCCTTCCTTGAAATCCAACTAATACATTTTTATAAAAAAGAGGAATAATAATCCTTTGTTCATCATGAGCAGTCGATTCAAAAGTGGGTTTTAATGAATTAGTCCACTCTTTAAATTTTTCAACATAATAAAACTTTTCTGGATTTAAATTTCTTTTCTCCAGATATTCTTTTGAAATAACATTCGAAGATGCTTTTGGCAAATTTATAGAAATTTTAAACTTTGGTTGTTCAAAGTGAAATACTGGAGTTTCTGTAGTAAAATTTTTCCCAGTATGTCCTTCTTTAAATTTTTCAAGTGTATATTGTTTATATAAATTAATATCAATCTTCTTTATAAAATTGTTTAAAGATATATTTACTCCACAATTATGACACTTAAAATTAATATTATTTTTTACTTGATAAAAATATCCCCGTGCCTTGTTTTTGTTCCTTTGAGAGTCTCCACAAATCGGGCAACGAAAATTATAAAGTCCAGATTTTACTCTCTTAAATTTTTGTAGACGAGGTGATAACAAATTAATATACTTGTCATCGATAAAGTCCATAATTAAAACTTGACTGACGTTATCATAACACGTTATCAAAAAAAGTCAACCATTTTTTTCCTTACACACAGAAGTAATAATGGATGTCCATTTAACTACGGAATTTGTCAGTTTTTGTAGGGAATAAATTGAAATTTTCTTTGCTGATTTATATTCTTTTTTCATTTGGCATTTTGTGCCAGACTGATTTATTTAGAATATTGATTGGTAATTTTATTATGCTCTTGCATTCCTGCGGGAGTCCACCAACCAGAAGCAAGTGTTGATATTGATGTTGCAAGAATTGCCAATATAACTCCACACCCTATTGTCATCCATTTAATCTTTTTAATTTCTTTGATTTCATTTTCAATGTCAGACATTCTATGAGATACTAGAGAATGTTCTTTACTATTTTCATCTTTCAAATCATCAATCATCTTAATAATAAGATTATCAGATTTATTACATTGCTCGATTCTTTCTTCATGAACAGCAAGCATTTTGCTGATGTTTGAATTTACATCACTTAATTTTGAAATTGCATCATCTATCTTAGAAACAAAATTGGCAAAGTCCAAAAGCTTTTGCTCAAGAACTGCTATTTTTACTGATTCATCTGACATTTCTTCTAAGCAAAGTGTAAGCAACACAAATTTCACCTCTCTAATTAATGTGAATAACTAAGGTTAATACTATTTATTTTTTATATTATTTACCCATTTTTTATAGGTTTTTGGAACCTTTCTATTGTCAACTTTTCCTCTTCTCATAAACTTCATAAGAGGATCAAAACCAGCAACTGGTCCTTTTGGATCTGCAGAACCACCACATCCACCGCTGCCAGCCGGTACATTTGCAACCATTTGCTCTCTAACTAATTTGATGAACCTATCAATTCTTTTCATGTTAGTTGTAGATTTTTTCCAATTCCACTAAACAAGTCTCATCAACAGGTATATTATGAATATAACATTTAGGGTATTCTGGCAATCTATCCAAAAATAAAATAAATGTTTTCATTACAGACCACAACTCTTTTTCTATTTTATAGAATAACATTGGGGTTGCTGCATCTCCAAAAATATTATAAAGAATAATAAAATGATTGAGTAATAAATGAGTTTTCAGAATACCCGTATTTTTGTATTTTTTAAGAAGACGTTTAATATATTTAAAGTGATTTAAATCTTTATCAAAATCTTCCTTTGTTACAGCCTGGGGATTGTGATAGTACTTAATTGCAAAAAGAATAAAATTATTCTCATTCAATTCATCAAATAACATATATTATCAAGCTGGTGGATAAAGTGGTACATTTCCAGTAGTGATTCCAGACATTGCAACAAGAGTCTCAGTTTTAACTCTTAAAGCGCCCGTATTATCATTATAGGTAGTAACACCAACCCATCCCTGATGAGTCAAAGCATATGAGGTAGTTTGAGCAGCATTTGTTCCTGCAGATTCAACACCGTAAATGTATGGTTCATAACCAGTATTTGTCTGACTCCAACGACTATCCCACGTAGTATACTTTGGAAGTTGACTAATTTGAAAATCAGTGCTTGCAATAGAAGCACCACTCAATCCTGAAGTGGAAGCAATTGACAATTGAGTAGTGCTTGCAATACCGACGACAATTGCATCTCCAAAATAAGTTCCACCAACAACACCAAAACGAATTACATCACCAGTTGCTGCTGCACCAACTTGACCAAATGTGGTCCCCGATCCAGTGACTATAAGAGTGGTGTAATTAAGTGATACTGTTCCACCAGAACCCTTAGCATCATTATTTCCCCAGAGTGCCATGTTTCTTCCTGTAAAAAATTATTTGCTATGAATATTTATAAAAAAAAGAGACCTTAATATTAAGGTCTCTTTGGATTAATTAATCAATCTCAGGGGGTTGGATCTACCGCACCCTTTTTCTTAAGATGTTGTTGAATTTTAAGAATTACTAATGATGCAATTCCATTTGCCTTAACTTTAGGAATTGCGCCAAGAAGTTCTGAAACGATCAAAAGAAGTGTAGCTACGGTTGCCTCATTAGCAACAATCCAAGCCCAGATAAGTCCTACAGACATAATAACCTCTGTGTGAAGAGCATCCTGTCTTATTTAGCAATCAATCGAATCTTGAACCAATTTTTTGTTGCTGCGACAATTCTCTTCTAGACCTTCGTAAGGCCACTTTATGTGCCGGATCTTGTACACCAGATCCAGGTTCTCCAGCAACTGGTGGTTTTTCTCCACGAACTTTTGGTTTCTGTCTTGAACCACCATAGTTATATCCAGGAAGTTTATTTCTTTCTTTGACTTTAGGATTTCCACCCTCTACAGATGGACGACCAGTTTTAACATTTTTTTCAGTTTCCTTAGCATATCTTGTTCTTTCATTAACTAGTTCACCTTCTGGTTCATATCCAGCAGAAATAGAAGGATCACTTCCCTTAGGTGCAGATCGGAGTGCTTGAAGTTTTCTTTGAAGAATTTGAACTTCTTGTTGTCGTATTCTATCTTGTTGTTGAGATTGTTTTTTATCTTTATCTGCGGTTACAACTTCTTTTTCCTTTTCTTGTCCAACCATAGATTGCTCAACTGCATATCTTCTATCAGATTTTGAGGTGTCCATTCCCTCCTTTGCTCTTTTAGTAGCAGTTGCGTACATCACTTCCTTCCAACGAGATCCATATCTCTTCTTAAGATCTGATGTACTTTTTTTCATTCCAGTTACAATTCTTTCTTTTTCCTTTTTCTCAGAAGTATCAAGTGCTCTTTCAACAATAAAATCAAATTCATCAATTTCAACCATTTCAATGAGTTCACCACCAAGTTCTTCAACTGCTTCTTTCATTTCTGGATTAATAATGATTTTATTATTGACCTTTTTTTCTTTAATTTTTTTTTCAGCCTCAATATCATCCATAACTTCAGAAAGATCTTGTCTCCAATCCGAATATCCCTCCTTTACGTTTTTCTTTGCAATTGCTTTTCCAACTGCTTTTCTTCTGTTGTGAAGATACTTATCAGTCTTATCATGATCTCCATCATTATCAATGTCTTTATCTTCTTTACCAACAGGATCTAATGCTTCATCAACACCCATAGCCTTTCTGGCAGACTTTACCATATCTTTATGTGCCTTTGTCTTCATCATTTCTTTACGTGCCTTTTCATTTTCTTCAGCACGTTTCTTCATATCCGATTCAAGATATGAAGACTCAGCAACCTGCTCTAAATAAACTTTAGAAATGTCGTTAAGAATATTCATTGACATAAGTATAAGTGTTTTTACTTTTTGACCTTATACTTATTTATGAAATTTTTAATATTTGTTGTTCCAGTCACTTGCATAGCATTTTTCAAATACCCATCTGTTCCAACTAAAGTGTTTGGTTTTCCAGGAACTCTCATTTTTTTATTCATTTTAACTTCAGTATATTCCATAACATCTTTGATCCAAGACTTAAACATAAATCCCTCTTTTGTCACACAAATGAGATGATTTGCACCTCTACGCATAATTTGTCCAACTAATCCAGTATTTAAATTTTCTACAACATCACCAAGTTTGAAAATATTTTTGGTTACATAATTCTCACGAAGATTTTTCATATCAAATTTTGGAGCAATTTCCCAAAGTGCATATCCTTCCTTTTGAACTTTGGATTTTTTAGTCCCCATTGATTGACGTATAGCATCAAAAAGTGCTCTTGTATCTCCATCATCAAGAGTCTTTGGTGTTCCTCTGCGGAATGAATCAAAGTCATCATCCATTACAGCTTTTCTCATTTTAGATGCTGACATTCCGGATACACCTTCAGCATCCGCATCACGAACACCAGCAGACACAACACGAATTAAATCAAAGTTATAAAGATCTCCATTATATTTTTGAGCAAGATTTTCAAACTCTGCTTGACGATCAGAACCAACAACAATATTTACGTTATTATATCCTTCTTCAGATGCAGCAATAAGGACATTAAAAATTGATTTCATTTCATCATCATTTATAATATTATCCTTATAATCTGGAAACATTTTTTTCATAAACGAAATCTTCATATCAGGATCTAACGGATTCTTTTTAGGATCCTGAGTTCTTGAAGGATATACTTTCAGATCTCCTCCAGTAGAAATTTTATTTGCAGACTTAAGAAGTTTTTCGTGTCCTATTGTTGGAGGATTGAAACGTCCAAATACTACAGTTAAAGTATCACCAATTTTTCCCTTTGCTTCTTCTTCTGGTTTTATTGGTTCCCTTCTTTGTGCAGAAGGTAATGGTTGTTGGGAAGTTTTAGATTTGGGAGAAGGTTGTGCTTTTGACGCTGGTTCTTTAGGTTGATCTTTTTGACCTACTCTTTCTCCCTTATTATAAAACTTGAGTTTTCCACCTTCTGTTTTTGCAACAAACTCTCCACGAGAATCATACCATCCTCCATGACCATCACTCTTGAGGTTGAGTTTCTTTGCTTGTAATGATGCCTTAAATTGAGTTGCCTCAGTTAAAAATTGGAAAAAACTCTTCATATTTTATTTTGATATACTTATATTTATTTGTTTAGTAAATCTTTAGAAATGGACCGTTCTTTTGGGAGAATTCTTTTTTTGCTCCATAATAAAGAACAGTACACCAATCGGACATTTTGCCTTTTTTTGAAATTTCAACCCAAGTATTTGCCCACTCCATAGCAATTAATTTGGAAGAAAATCTTCCTGCAGAACTTCTATCCGCTTTTCCTGTTTCATAGATTATTGCATTTTCCAAAATTTGCTCAAAGGTATCTCCAATTTTTTTACCATTTTGATACACTGCTATTTCACCAAAGTCTATCATATTATTATTTTTAAGTTTATTATAAAGATCTATCCAATATTTTTTATCAGTATCAGTCCAAGATCCTACAGCAGGAATATGCTGATGTTTGGCAGCAGAAGTTGGTCTTGATAGTTCAATATCACTTAAGAATTGATCCAAGGCGACGCTAGAGACTTTACCAAGTTTTGCACCAGAATCTTTTCCCTTAGGAGTCAAATCAGTTTGAACAAGATTTCTTTCCTTAGAGTATTGAAAGTTTCTGGATTGACCATGAATCTTTCCACCAGATTCTGTTTGCAAATCAAATCCCAGTTCCCCAGTATCAAACAAATAATTCGCTTTTTTCCCTAGAGTTAGAGTGCATTTTATAGACCCAGGAACTAAATCAATATGTGCTCTTGCTCCAGCAGATCCTCCCATATTTGCAAGTTCTACACTTGCAGTTCTTTTATTTTTTGCTATAGCCTTTAGAGAAACTCCTATAAGAATTTTATCTTCAAGTGCCTCTCTCATATAAGCATTTAATAAAACTAACCTAGCTGGTTTATTCATTCCATCTATATTAGTAAGTTCTCTTATTGTTCCCTCAATAGTTCTCTTCATACTTTTTTTAACCATAACAATGTCCATTGGATTCCATCTATCCTTAACACTAACTCCACAGTCAGTTTTAGCAATTCTCTCAATATAAGGCATTATTCCAGAATCTCTAGAATATTCATACCCTTTACTACTACCAAGAAAAGATTTTAAAGCGGAAGCTTGTTTTCGATATGTTTCTTTCCATTCTGCATTATAACCATCATAAACTTTCAACATTTCAGCATCAGATGGCTCTGCATTACGTTCTATTACACTTTCAAAAAATACTCTAGAACCATTCTCTTGCTTAGCAGTCTCTATAGCACTTGTAGCCATTTTTGTTTATTACTCTTTCAAGTATTTAGAATGGAGATAAGGAGACTCGAACTCCTGACATCAGCCTTGCAAAGACCGCGCTCTACCAACTGAGCTATATCCCCTTTTTTAGATATTATAAAACCCACTCAACTCAAAGTCAAGTGGGTTAGAGCAACCTTCCGTGGTTATTTATTATCGGACATTCTTAGCATACCACTTCTCAAAGTCCTCTCTCTTCTTGTTACCTCTTGGGGGCATAGGAGTTCTTTCTCCACGAACAGGAGCATACTTCTTGCTCTGCTCTCTTTCATACTTATCAGGGTCTCTGTTAGCAACTTGTGCTTCACCAATAACAATATTAATCGCTTCTTCATCAATCACATTCGCCATCAACCACTCTGCTTCTTCCAGAGTTTCTGCAAATCCTTCTACTTGGAGGAACTCAAGGACTACATCAAAGATATCAAAATCTTCCGCCATCTTTTTATTTTGAAGGGCAGTACGACGAGATGCTGGACTTTGCATTGCAATTCTTCTTTGCATCTGCCTATTAGTTTCCTTCTCATCGCCAGCAGCGACCGCACGGATTTCCTTTCCGTATGCTCTTCCTACTTGACGAGCTATCTTCTCTTTAGGAAGTGGCTTCATTTCTTCTCCAACCTGCTCTACTTCTTCACCCATTCTTTGACGTTTCACATATGCCATTTGAGAAAGTTTATGTGAAGCATATCTCTCACCTTCTTTTGCAGAAAGTGGTTTGACGCCCGATCTTCTTTCTGCAGCAAGTGCCTTTCTTCTTTCTGGCGACTCACCTTTTACTGCCTCATCAATTTCTTCTTGAGGAACATAAACTTGCATATATGCTTCAATCAAACCTCTAAGTTCTTTGGGATTCATTTTTTTACAATACTTTTTAGTTATTTATAAAAAAAAAACTCCCGAAGGAGGTTTTTCAACCTCCATAAATCAAATATCTCCTTCTACTCTATTCTCTGATTTATAGACAGAAAAAGTTCCTTCTGGATATCTTGCAGATAGTTTTTGATAATTAATTTCCATCAATTCTTCAAATGTAGTATTAAGACCAATACAAAGTTGAGAAAGATACCATAGAACATCTCCCGCTTCTTTTTTCATATGAATAATATTATCTTCATTATAAGATTTTCCTTGCAGAAAAATTTTCTTGATAATTTCTACCAGTTCTCCACACTCTGCACTCATACCAAGAGAAGCAGTCAATAGACGACAGACATCAGCATCTTGAGTTTCAAGTTCAGTCATGCGAGAAAGCAAAGCAGCAAAGTTACTGCTTGCAGGACTTGTTGTTTGACGAACGAATTCAATGTATTTGTTTGTATCAATAACTTGGGTCATATTAGAATTTAAATCCTTCGAATGATTTTTTTGGTTTTCTTTCTTCATAATCATACTCTTCTTCTTTTCCAGAGTCAAGTATATCTTTTTGAGCAGACTGTTCACAATCATACAGTCTCATTTTTGCGCGATCAATTCCAATAACAAACCTTTTAAAGATTGTAGGATCATTATATCGGTTTTTTAGTTGCTTAACAAGTATTTGTCCCAACTCCTCCAACTCTTCCGTAGAAATCAAAGCAAACATCAAATCAGCAGTTGCAGGAAGACCAAAAGATTCAGAAGTATCTGTAAGTTCAACATCAGAAGAACCAAAACCAGATCTTGTAGTTTGTGTAGCACTGACAATTGGCACATTAAACTCCACGGCAAGACCACGAAGTTCTTCTGCGATTGCTTTTACAAAGGTATATGAATTAATATTACTATTTCCTTTGTATCTTGAGGAAGCACAAATGTTAAGGTAATCAATGAAAATAATATCAGGTCTAAATGATTTTTTAAGTGCAAGTTCATTAAGAAGTGATTTGAAATGACCACTGTGAGCAGATGCTGTTGGATACTCTTTAATTATAAGAGTTCCCTGAGTCTTTTTTGACAAACTGGTAACTTTATTTTCAAAGGTTTGTTTGGGCAAATCAATAATCTCTTGAATGTTTACGTTCAAAAGATTTGCATCAATTCGTTCAGCAATTCTTTCCTCCGCCATTTCAAGAGTGATGTAGAGAACGCTCCTGCCTTGCAATAAGACGGAAGCAGCAACATGGCACATAAAGAGACTTTTTCCGACACCCGTACCAGCAAGAGCGATATTGAGAGTCTTATTAGGTAAACCACCTTTTGTAATTTTGTTAAAATATTCGAGATCAAATTCAATTTTGTCCTCCTTTCTGTGATAAGAATCATAACGCAATTCATAGTCTAACAGATAATCATGCCCGATGTGAGTATCAAAAGATACCGATAATGCTTTTGACAAAATTGATGGAATAGCGTCACGATTTTTATTATCATCCTGTCCATCAGCAATCTTGATAGATTCCATTAAAGCAAGATAAATGGCACGATCACGACACCACTTTTCAGTCGTATCAATCATCCAATTTAAATCTGTAGTGGAATCATCAAATAATTCAATAGTTGAATTAATTTTTGTTTCCTCTTGCTGCGTTAAATCATTACGATTTTCAATTTCAATCAATAAAGCTTCCTTAGGAATTGTATTGTTATACTTTACTGCAAACTGAGCAATTTCCTCAAAGATAATTTTTTCTTCTCTATTATTAAAGTATTCGGGTTGAATAAACGGTAATACCTTTCTCAAAAATTCTTCATTGGAAATTAGATTATGTAAAATTGTAGTCTCAATTCGATCCATTATTTGTAATGCAAGTAAGTATGAAGAATGTATTTTTCATTACTGATCGGAGGTTCTCCTTTATGTGGAAACATCCAAAGAGGTGGAAAAACTAACAGTCTACCAATTTTTGGTTGAACATTGAACTTATAAAAAATTGTTTTTCCTCCTTCATCAACATCATTTAGATACCACATAAATGTGAGAAATCTACGAGCACTAGAATAGTCCTGAACATCTACATGTGTATCAAACAAATCGTTACCGTCATTGTGATATTTTTTAATTCTAAACTGCTCAAATGCATGACTTTCTGGGAAGACTCTTTTATCAAAAATTTCATAGTATTGGTTACGATACTCCAAAGTTTTTGAAATTAACAGATTATGAGTTTGATTTATTTGATCCGAAATTGATGCATTCTGTGTGAGATTAATTTGAGTAAAATTTGGTTTTTTATCATTATCAACTCTTTCTTGCAAATCTTTATGCGACTCATAAAAGTTTATTAAAAATTTGCAAGTATCAGAATCTAATACATCATCATAGACGCAAATAAAATCACACAAATCAACCATAGGAAAATTCCTTTTGGGCAATTTCATCAAGTGCTTGCATCACTTCTGTAGTAAAATACTGTTCGGGATTTTTCAAAATTTCTTTTGCATAAATCTTTTTACCATTTATTTCATAGCGACCTGCTGCATTCTTCCAGAGTCCACCAATCTCACCAAGTTCCAGAAGACCATAATAACGATCAAGACCACGATCATCGTAATACAAACGAATTTCAACACTTTGATTTTCTTTACTCAAACGTGATTTATGAGTCTTTGCTTTAATAATATTTCCAATAATTTCTGTCCCGTCCTTTTCCTTTTTCTTCGAAAGGTAAATGATAGTAGAGGCAGCATACTTAAGGCCACTACCACCACCCATTTCTTTTGTTGGAACATAAGAACCAATAACATCATAAGTGTGATTAGTTACAATCATAGGAATTTTTGCCTGACCCAACTTAAGGGTAAGCATACGGAATGCACCTTTAATCAGTTGAGATTTAGTCATGTCCCGAACTTCTTTATCGTTCAGAGCATCATTAATCTCTTTACTTGTAGAAAGCATTCCCAAAGAGTCTAACACAAACATACAAGGATTACGATCTCCTTCTGGTTTTTTCATATAAAGATCAAGTGCCTTGAGTGCCTTTCCACGAAACTCCTCAACGGTTACGACATTGACAACCACCAAACGAGTTGTGTCAATTCCCCTACTTTCCAAAAGAGATTTTGTGATTGCTGCTTCAGTATCAAAATACAAACAATATCCAGTAGGATTATTGTCAAGGAAATTTTTAACGACGGCGAGAGAGAAAAAAGTTTTGCCAGTAGAACTTTCACCTGCGATTGCAGTAATCTTATTCCCAGATACACCACCAAATATACTACCAGATACAAGAGCATTAAAAATGTACGAACCTGTATCCACAAAAGTTTCGGTTTCATCAATCTCTGATGCAAGTTGGGTGTATTCTCCACCAATTTCTTTTACAATATCTTTTAAGAAGTCCATTAAGCAAAAAATGATTCAAGATTTACAGTTTTTTCTATTTTCCAACCAATTGCCTCAAGAATTGATTTAAGTGGTTCTAAGAAACTCTTCTCAAATTGTAGTTCATAGTCTATGTATTTGTCAAGATTCAGTTCCTTGGGAAATTCCTGAATGAAAGAAATTACATTTTCATGAATTGGATTTGGTTTTTTGAGATAGCAAAATTTAATTTTTTCTCCATTTTGAATTAAAGAATATTTGTGAGTCAAATTATTTTCTTTAATATAATGATTAAACAATAAAGCACCACGAACTTGAATCGGAGTTGCTTTTATATAAATTTGACTTGCAGAATTTGATTTATATTTTGCAACATTATTGACAGACCTTGGAAATGAAATTGTTTCTGCAGGCAAAGTTTTAAATTGTTTCTTCTTTCTATCAATAAATTCTATGACATCATCCTCACTACCCGTCATCATTAATTGAAGAGCATCTTTAATCATTTTACGACAAGGTGCTGGTGTTGAAGACTTGATTGCTTCAATTCCCATTATCTTAAGTTTTGGTTCATCATAACGAACACCTTCACTATCCCAAACATTTAGAATGTATCTTTTCTTTGCCATCCAAATTCCACGATCAGCAATGTTCTCTCTTTTCATGAACATTTTTTGATCATAAGCGTTCACATACTCTGCCAACTCTTGGTAAGAACTCTCAATATACTTTTCAAGTTCCATTTTACAGACCTTATCAAGGAACGAAACAATACCTTCAGTAGTTTTCTCTCTTCCCTTGTATACAGTTTGAACCAAAGGACCCAAATTGAGATAGATGGAATCAGTATCAGAAGCAATAACATAATCTTCATTTTCAGTTTTAAGCAATTTGTTAAGGTATCTATTCATTTTATTTTCGATCCAACGAATTGCAACTTGCCCAGACAGAGTAATTGCCTCCGCATTTTCTAACTTATAATAACGAAAATATTCATTACCAATTGCGCCATAAGCAGAGTTCAGTTGAATCTTTCGTGCCATCTGAATGTTATTACAACGAGCAATCTCTTTCTCTAATTTTTTAGATGGAGTTTTTTCATATTGCTGCTTAGCAGCAAGCATTTTTTCTTTGAAGATAACACGTTCATTATAAATCTTCTCCATGAGTTCTGGAAGAAATCCTCGAACATCTTTACGGAACATTGCACCATTCGCACACACCGCATAGTCTTTATACATCTCAAAATTAATCTGTTGACTCAAAATACGGTCTACAGAAGCTAACGAATGTTTCTCATCCAAAAGAGTTTCTGGTGAAATGTTATACTGCATGATCAAATGTGGGTATAGAGAGTTGAGGTCAAATGATACGACCCAATCATACTTTCCAGGAACTGGTTCTTTCACATAAGCACCAGCATACCTTTCACTTTTTTTCTTGTTCTCTTTAGGTGGAATGATGATGTTCTTTTTCTTGAGATAATTGTAAATGATAGTATCCCACATACGAACCTGGGAATACACATCCGAAAAATTGACCTTAGCATCGTATGCCATAGTCACTGCCAATTCAATCAACTTCATTTTATCTTCAAGTTGATCTACTAGTTCTACGTCTTTGATGTTATACTCAACGAATTTCTGCCAATTTTGAGTATAAAAATCTTTGAACGTTTCGTACTCAGAGTGATCAAGTTTTTTCTGACCAAGTTCCACCTCAGCAATGTAATCCAGACGATAAGACTCCTGTGCTTTATAGGTGAATTTCTTATAGAGATCAAGATAATCAAGTTGAGTCAAACCACCAATGTCATAAGAAGTATTTTTTCTCCCTTGAATATAAATTTCTTTGTAATTTACAAGTCCCCAAAGAGACATTCTTTTCATCAAATTTTCACCAAGAATGCGATTCAGTCTACCAACAATGTATGGAATATCATATAGCATAATATTCCACCCAGTAATAATTTCTGGAGTATTGTTCATCCAATAGTCAATGAAATTTGATAGCAGCTGCTTCTCTGTTCCACACTCAATATACCTAACATTATCCTGATTAACTGTAAATGGATAAATCCCCCAGGTAATAATTTTTTTTGTTGAGTAATCCTGTATTGTTATAGTAAGAATTTCTTCGGAGCAACTTTCAACATCTGGAAATCCATTTTCAGATGCAACCTCAATGTCAAGAGTTGCTACTTTAATCTTAGTTAAATCAAATTCAATACGTTCTTCTGGATAATTTTCCGAAATGTATTGATAGATGTATCTATCGTTACCATAAATCTCAAATCCATCTACTCCATCATACTTTTTATAGAATTCTCTACAATCTCGCACATAACCAGGAACAACTGGTTCTAAATATTTTCCACTCAAAGATTTAAATTTACTTTTTTGTTTTGAAGGAACATAGAGAGTTGGTCTCCACTCATCTCTTGTTATAAAACTTTTACCATTTTCATAACCACGGACAAGAAATTGATTTCCAACAAGTTGAACATTAGTATAAAATCTTTGAGACATTACAAATAATTCAAGAAAAAAGTTTTTTGTACTTCAATAAAAGTGATGATTTTGGATTCATCAAAGTAATGATTTTATCAGAACTAATCATAAATTGAGTTTGATCTGTAACATCATTTAACCAAGGAACTAAGTCATCTTTGATAACACATGGATTAATTAATTTGCAGTCAGGTTCACCAATTTCAGATGTAACTTCTTCAATTTCAGAAATTAAAATTTCATTCGTTGAAATCAAAAGACTCTTGATTAATTTCGTTTTTTTGACTTCCTGTTTCACTTCCTCTTCCATTTAACTTCTCCAAATAAAGATTTTTAAGATTTGCAACTGGTTCAACAACAGTAACGACCCAATCTGCAGAACACGGTATTCTATTTGTTGCAGAAAGAGGAATCCATGGATAAAACTTAATGTCAAGTTTAGTGCTCATTGTTGCCGTGTTACCAGACTCTAATGAATTTTCAGTTAAGACAACTGGTTCATTTTTGAATGAAGTTTTTAATACCAATGGATCCACAAAAAGATATGCAACTATTTCATCAGAATCTTCTCTGCGAATTTCTTTCATGTCCGCAATAATATCTTCACCAGATTTTAATACCGCAAGTCGAATGCTCATTTTCAAAAACAGTTTTTATCAGTATAAGTGAATTAATACAAATTGTCAATCTCCATCTCCACCAGCACTGGAAGGAGATCTGTCTGGAACTGCTCTTCCAGATCCAACATTAGTTACTCTTCCTTTATCATAAATCTTATGTTTTTTTGACATCAGATAAGGAATAGTTTTGACTTCCCGAATAAACTGATTAAAAGTTTTCATGCTTAAAAAAATAGGGGATTAGATGGTCTTTGTCATCTTATCCCCTTTAGCGACGATATTCGTTTTTATTTAGAGATAATCTTTTCTTGCATGATGCTCTGGAACAATTTTACTTAAGACAACTCTAAGTAATCCGTCTTCAAAGATGACTTCACGGACTTCTGTATCGTCTGATAAAGACCACGCTCGTTTAAAACTTCTTTGAGCCAAACCCTTGTGGATAAACGTCCCGTCCGATTCAGTATCGGATTTTTGCCCTTCGACAAAAAGTTTTCCATACTCTGTGAATACATTGACTTCTTCCCTCTTAAATCCTGCGAGTGCAATTTCCAAATGCGACTCAACATTATTTACTTGAATAAGGTTATAAGGTGGATAATTTGTTGTAGTTTCGTGAAGATGGAAAAGACGGTCAAAGTATTCGTCCATTCCAATAGAGTTGCGAGTAATCTTCTCCATCAGTGCAGGAAGATCCGCAGCAGTATACCTTGTTAGGTTAGTCATTTTAGTAGCTCCTTAAAAAGCGAGTTTGTGTTGTGTGGATCCTTTCGGCATCCTATACTAATTATACAACATCTCATAAAAAATGGGGTGTTGAACTCCCTACTTTATTATTCGGTTATACCAAATACAATATTAAGAGAAGAATTGAGTGTTCCTCTATTCTTATATTCCTTTGCCACTTTATCCCACCCATTACCAACTTTTGATCCCGTTTCATCATTCATATACTTATCAATCCAATAAAGAAGGTATGATACTGTACGATCCATATTATCCCATCGAGTATCTTTGCAGATATTAGAATCCTTAAACATACCACCAGTTTTCCAGGTTTCAGTGATATGAGTTAACCCATCCCATTCATCCCCATAGGTATTTCCTACACCTTTTTCAATCAATTCCCACAGTTTACGAAGTTTTTGATTATTAGGTCCATAGTAATAAAGAGACATAAGAGCAGCGGCAATAAATGGTTGGCACCATCTATCCTTTCTCACCATAAGTTCATCAAGTGCTTGAAGACATCCTTTAATCATCCAAAAAGAAAGTTGATCACGAAGTTGTTCAGCATTCTTTACATTTGACTGATTCCATTCCGTTGGTTTCATAAAGTGACAAGCCTTATTCATGCCAGAAAGAATGATTCCTTTAGAAAGTTTTTCATTCTTTGGAGTGTAATCATAAAATCCAGTAAGAATACCATAAACTTTCTGCTGATTTTTTTCCATTGCTTCAGCAGAATCAAAAGTATCATAAGATTGTTTAATCTGATCAAGATCTTCATACTCATAAGTAATAGAAACTAACTTCTGGGGAAGATAATCAGATCCTTCTTTTTCCCAATTCAAAGCCCTGGTATTTCCGTCCACCCTAAACACCATGCCTTTTGGATACAATTTTCCAGATACAGTACAGTTTTTGGTAAGACGAACTAAATGAACAACACAATGTTCTGGTCTAACTTGCTTAAGATGTCCTCTAGCCTTACTCAATCGTGCTTCAGTATCTCTTTGACAAGGAACTTCTGGCAAATTTAAAAAATCTTGCAATGAATAGTTGCAATTTACAGTAATGTTGCTTGTAAAATCTTTTGTTTCCATTTTTTTAAATTAAAATTAATAAACAATTCACTGACCATGAGGAAAGTGCTGCTATTGCAGGGAGTTTATCAGTTTACTTAAATACTATAAAATAAAAAAAGAGAGTTGTCAACTCTCTTAAAAAATTATTCTGGTTCTACTGGTTTCCCTTTCTTACCAATATTATACTTCTGCTCTAAAATCCAATCGCCTTTATCTTTATAGGCAAGAACTTTAATTTGGTTAAGGGGTGCGATGTCCGCAATAGAATCCTCTTTGACCACCGTAATCAATCCCCAATCACAAAGAAGTTTTGTAATTCTATTTCTTCTTTGTAAATCATTTATTGTCAGATTTGCGTGCTTACCATCCAGAGCAAACAACTCTTTAAAATGGACAATATAATATCTACCTTGCTTATGGAGAATATGACAAGATTGATAAAGTTTTTTCTCCTTTCTTGACGCAACTCCAATGCGAGTCAAAGTTTCACGAACCTTCAAAAAATCATCTGGTTCATTTAGAATGATTTCAACCATCATATCGGAAGACCAGTTTACTTGAGGTTCAATTGTTTGATTAGTCATTTCGTTCCACCAGTTTCAAGTCGTTGTTTAATAAAATTAAGTTGTTCTTTATTTAGAATCTTCAAAGCTTGAGATGCCTTTTCATTACTATAACCATAGTATTGTTTAACGCATTCTAAATCTTTGATTTTATCTTTTCGGAGCCAGGGAGAAAATCTCTTCTTTTTCCTTAGACTATTTAGATAAAAGGAATATTGCATATCTTTGTCAAGTTGATGATGTATATTCATTTCGTTTGCAAAAAGAATACAATCAATGTGCCCAGACAAGCAACGATTTACAATGTAAGGAGCATAATTGCCAATCTCTTCAGAAAGATCTTCCTTTGTAAAATTAATCGAGTTCAACCAATCTTTTAGTTCAGGCATAAAGAATACTCTCCAGTGAGTTAATTTTTTCTGTAGGATAACTGGTAACTAGCAATTCAGTCTTTATGTTTTCATCAGTTCCTTTTTCACCACGGTGAGCCATCGAATAACGAAGTTTCCATTCACGAAGATAATAGTCTTTATATAATTCGATCAATCTATCATTTACGTTATAAGTAATCATAAACTTGTGCGGACACTTATAAACATTTTCTGCAAACAAATCATGATCAAATGATTTATGCATCTCACGATTTTTTCCATAAAGAAAATCTTTAATGTCATAAGGTGGATCAAGAAAAACAAACACATCTTTTCCAGGAGCATTCATTACTTCAGAATAATCAATGTTTGTAATCTTCCAATTCTTCATCAATTTAGAATAATCTTTGAGTTTTTCAATGCCAACAAAAGAAAAATTAGAACGAGAAGCAGTCACCGAAAAAGTGCTGTTTTCAGTTAAACCTGAAAAACTACATTTGTTAAGAATAAAAAAACTTGATGCACGATCCAATCCTTTCTGAGAATTGATGTCTATCTTTGTTTGATTAAACAATTCTTGATGGGCAGCATCTTTTTCATCCTGAGTCGAAAAATCAGAGACTTTAGTTTTAAGTTCTTTCAATCGTTCTGAAAGTTCTTCACCACGATCTCGAAGTTGAACCCAGAAATTGTAAAGAGGAACATACAAATCATTGATCCAAATAGGAACATCTGGATATGCTTGTGTTGTGTAAAAAGCAACAGAACCACCTCCAATAAAAGGTTCCCGATATTCTTTAAAATTTTCAGGATACCAAGGTGATAGTGTTTTAGTTGCCTTAGACTTTCCTCCAGGATAACGAAGACAAGTTTTGAGTGGAAAAGTTTTTACTTTCATTTAAATTCACACTCCACCATAATTTCAGTTAGACAAGCAATCGTATTAATTTCTTGATCTGCTACAAACGCACTCTGATACTGATACTTAGCAAGCACAAGCACAGCAGCAGGAATAGAAGCAGGAACGAGAGAATCATAAAGGGCATCATAAACCCTTCGAAGAATAACAGAAGAGTCATTATCCAAGTTAGAAACAACCCACTTACGAACTTCTGTAAAGTTCTTTTCTTTTAGAAACTTAAGAAGATCATTTACTGAGATGTCTGAGAACGATGCAAGAATACCTGCATCAATTTGTCCTCCCGTAGAGTACCTTTGACATTCGTTGAGAACTCTTCGGAAGTCGGGAAAATGTTTGGATACAAGTTCTGCAACGACTTTTTGATCATACTCGATCCTTTCTTCATCCAGGATGTTTTGTAGACGTTTGAAGAAGGATCCTGCCAACTGGGCTTTTTGTTTTCCTTTGATTGTGAAGTCGATGACGGCACATCGGGAGTGGAGGGGTTCAATGATTTTGTTCTTGTAGTTACAGGTGAAGATGAATCGGCAGTTGTTATAAAATGCCTCAATATTCGCCCGTAGTAGGAGTTGTACGTCGTTGCCTGTGTTATCCGCCTCATCGATGATGATGACCTTGTGTTTAGAAGATCCCGTAAGTGAGACGGTCGAAGCAAAGTTCTTTGCTTGGTTTCGTACAGTATCCAAGAAACGTCCTTCGTCGGATCCATTGATGACATAATAATCTGCCCCCAGTTCATTACATAGTGCTTTTGCGATTGTAGTTTTACCAATACCAGGAGGTCCAGCAAGAAGGAGATTTGGAATCTCACCCTTTGCCACAAACTCTTTAAAGGTTTTTTTAGTTTCATCAGGAAGAATACAGTCATCAATTACTTGAGGACGGTACTTCTCCACAAAAAGGAATTCACTTGTCATAATTTATTTAAATC